TTTGAATGCTTTGTCATAAGAATTGACTGTGAATAAGGTTTACAATTTAACCACTATTTCTAGTGATTAACGATCCTAGAGAGAATCGAACTCTCATCATTACCGTGACAAGGTAACATTCTAACCGTTAAACTATAGGATCAGAAAATAACAATTAGAACCGAGACCTGATAGACTAATTAATAGTTTAACTTGGTAATAATTGTTATTAGATAGTGGGTTTACACTTATTGATTGTTGTTGATAACAATATCAACCCAATAGATACCACTAATTAATTAAAGGTTTGTGTTAAGCAAAGGATGGAAGTTGTGCTTCTTTCTTGTTAAGAATAGCATTCAATCTCTCACGCTTTGATGTTAATGAATAATCAAATTCATCTCCATTTAATACATAAGCACGATCAGATTGTACTAAGTTGTTGTTAACCCAGAAACCTAAACTTACATCAGGGTTAAACAATACGTTGATAATTGCACGAGTTGAAACATTACCATAAGCGTAAACATTGCCATTCTTGAATGTTACAATTGCTTGCTTATTTAATGCATCAACTTGTAAAGAATCAATTGCAGTTGATGTGCGTTCAGTAACAGTGAGGAACATAGAAATCATGTGAATAAGTTGTTAAGGTTGAAGGAAACTTAGAATCCTTCGTGTTATCATCCGAGCAGCGATTTGACTGTGAATGATAACAAGAAAGAATCAAACAGTTAATAACATTTAGTGACTCAATCTCTATCCGAGATGTTGTAACTATCTCCACTCCAAGTATGCTTGAAGTTAAAGTTATTTTGTGAACAAGATTTCAATACATTCATAACTGCTTGGTCATGTAATGCTGTCTCGTTAACTAATACTCTACCGTCAAAGATTGGTGTGAGTTTGTTGTTAGTTTTCATGAGTGATTACTCCTCGATTGTTTATATTAATATTATAGCAGAGGTGAGCGCACATTGCAAGTGTTCGTTACACTCTGTAATAATGATGTAAACCTCATAAGATTGCTTGAAGTTCAGTGTTAATAACATCCTCCAAATCATTGAAGCGTTTGTTATCAATCATCTCAACATATTCAATGATGATATCACTTAGTAAGCTTGAATCTTTACTTGCTAAGTAAAACAAATCCATTGCTAATTGTTTTCTGTTTGAGTATAACATAGTGATTAAATCCTGTGTGTTTTGTTTACATATTAATTATAGCAGCATGCAGCGGATAACGCAAGCGTACTTTACATACTGTAATAATGATAACAACTGTGTGTCTAGTTCTTAACACATAGCGCAACAGATGTGCACACAATTAGTGACAACAACTCCGCTCGTGCTTCGCACTCGCTCGCCACCGCACGGTAAATAATATTTAATAGGTGCAATCCTGTAGAATATTATTAACAAAGCGAGCACGAAGTGCGAGCGGGTTTGAATTATAATAGATAGCCGAGACCCCCACGGGGGGAATGAGTCTCAGCTTTCTCAGACATGTCCCTTCAGAGATTTCTGTCAAAATTTAAGGGATTCCTTTGCTTCTTCTAAGGTATTATGGAACTCACAGACACCAAGGTAACATGCCAGGAACCGATGGAAGGTAGTTTTACCTCCTTCGATATCATAAGAATGGATCGTTGCTCCTTCAGGGGACATTTCAATCAATTCAGGTTTCTGCATATCTCTATTTTAATCTGTTCAATACTGTTAACCATCTGTCTATACCCATTACCTACTTGGAACTGTCCTAACACTACAGAGGCAGTGGCGGTACCCCAGAATATGTAATACCATCTAGATTTAATTTGATGTCTCTGCATGATCTTTATTAAATTGATCTATACCTTTATCTGTCAACACATGATTATACATTTTATCAAACACAGCTGTAGGTACCGTACAAATATCTGCACCTAACGCAAAAGCAGCACCTACTGATTGAGGATCACGTATAGAAGCTGCTAGTATTTGAGCACTTACTCCAGTATTTTTAATATCATTAATTAATTTCATTCCATCTAATGAATTATCATCCATCCTTCCAATGAAGGGTGATATATAAGTCGCACCTGCTAAGGAGGCTAATATCGCTTGAGCTGGACTAAAGACTAAGGTTACGTTAGTTCTAACATTAACCATTGAAAGACGTTGACAAACTTTCAATCCATCAACTGAACAAGGTAATTTAATAGTAGCATGATCGTGATATTCTTTAGCTAAATGCATAGCTCTAGAGAATAAATCTTCTTCATTATCACCTACTACTTCCATACTAATATCATTAACACCTAACTTTATCAATTCTTCGTATACATCAATAGGATTTTTTCCTGCTTTCCTAATGAGGGTTGGGTTAGTCGTAATACCGGATATAAGTCCAGTAGATAGTCTTGATTTAACTGATTCTACATCAGCAGTATCTAAAAATAGTTTCATATAGGGTAGAGAGTTAGAGTAGATATATGAGGGATATCCATAAAGGGGATATCATAATTAGAAAGAGGGATCGATGTCTACGAAGTAGATAAGATCCCTCTAAGGGGTCGGGTCCACCCTTCCCTTCCCCTGTATACGTCAGGGGTCTTTTAAATCCAAGTAGGGAGTGGTTTTCTAGAAGATTTACCTCTAGCTTCTTTACGTTGATCTAAGTCCATTCCAAGGACCATATGATTAGCTGCAGATTGGGGATCATCTATAAATGTGTCTAGTATGTCTTGCCAGTCATCACGTTTACGTTGATGGATGGTTTCCATTGCTGAGATTCCCATTGCATCTGTGAAATACTTGACGCCTTGGGCCAAACAATCCAATCTATCATCGTGTTTAACAGCGCCTTTTTCTTTACACATACGTGACATCTGATAAAAAAGCATATATAGAAGACGCTCTTCAGGAGCTGCTTCTTTATTAGAATTATAGTCCCAATCAATAACGCTTCTATTACAAATAAGGCGATGTTGATTAAGGACCGGCTCCAACGCATCAATGATTCGATCTTCTTTTCTGACATTAGCTCTTATTTCTTCTACATCAATAGCTTGTTTAGTAACTTGAAGATGTTTTTTAAATAGTTCACCAACCATACCATCACCAAAGTTAGTTTCTATAACAAGTTTAGTAACACCAAACTTCTTACAACCTTTAAGGATGTCTAAGAGAGTCCTGTCGGAGTAACCGTCTCTATAAGCTCGCATTTCATGGAGATATAGGAACCCATTTTTCTGGGATAAGTAACAGGCAGCTGTTTCATCGGTGCCTCGTCCAGAGGGATCCACGCTGCAAATTGTTTCGGAGTAAGGGGTCCATTCTCCTTGTATTTGCATTGGAGAGTAAAAGTAGTCTCCTGGGAGACCAACTGTTGGGAGGTCTTTGATGACGTTTTGGGGGTCTGAGCACCAGATAATATTATCGGGAGCATCGGTAGGATTAACAGCGGTGACAATAAGGTCAGCCATTTTAAGCGGGAATTTTTCAGCATCAGATAAACTTGTGTCTAACATAAACTGAAGCATGAAATTAGATCTACCCATAGAGGCTTCACGATCTACCAAATCATCTTCATTAAATCTATCAGGATCAGTTACTTCCCAAGGTTCAGAACCTGTATCAATATCTTCTTGTAATTGAGGAGCTATTAATCCTTCATAGTTTGCGAGGGAGCGGGGGTATCTGGCGGGCCAAACGAACGGACGGTAGCTACGCTCTGCCAACTTACGATAGATAGTAAAAGTAGTCTGAGGAGTCCCGAGATACATAATACGGCTATCGCTTTTGGGGGTAAGAATTGACTCCGCTTCCGTACAGAGTTGAAGAAGTTTTTCACGCATTAACTCCGTCATGGAGTTTCCAGGAACCTCTATGTCGTCTAGTATCATTAAATCTGCTCTGCTTCCTGTTAGCTGACCAGTGATACCCACGCTTTTGACGCTTGGGGCTTGGTGAGGGGAACAGTTTACGTCGAAGCTGATGCGACTCCAGCGAGAATCGTCTGATTTCGGTTGCAGATGTTTGAGCCATGGGGTTTCAATGATTAGTTTTTGTAGGAAGATCGACATGTTATCTGCACGTTCTTTAGATGCAGATATAATCATTATTTTCTTTTCTGAATCTTTAAAGAGAGTCCATAAGACAAAAGCACCAGTAATCCAAGATTTACCAACACCTCTAAAGGCTTGGATCTGTAATCTTTTTGGTCCATGTTGTAAGTAATCCGCTATAGCATACTGTGCTCTTGTCGGTGAGGGTAGACCAAGTTGTTCCCACAAAGCCTGTAGGAATAACTTGAAATCATCTTTTAATGCTTGTACAACATTGGTCATGTTCTAGTAGGATGTACATCTGTTTCTACCCATCTAATTTCACCATTAGGTAATCTAATTTTTTTCAAACCATCACTACCATAGTATAAACCAGGTCTAGAGCGAGGATCTTTGTAACGTGATATTTTTAAATCCTGTACTTTTTTCTTTCCTTTCTTTTTAGGTTTAGAAGTTGCCATAATTATAATGATAAAGATTTATTTAATTTATGAGGTTTCCCTCTTCTAAGTCTACGTTTTTGTGCTTCAGTTAAGGATGATGTAGTCAAAGGATTTTTATGTACAGCTTTAGTTTCAGGTTTTAGGTTTTTTAAAACCTTTTGAGTTTTACGTTTTTTTGGATTGAAGAATTCCATATTATTCAATTGATTTGTAGTAAGCTTCTAAGATATCATCTATCTTATCTGTATCAGGTACTTTCTTACCTTTAACTTTTTTAATAGCTGCTAATATCTTACGCTTTATAGGTATTGGTAAATTCTTAGTAACATCTGCATCACCTAACTCACGTTTAATAACCCACTCCCTCATAGTTTTAGGAGTACCTTGCATTCTGATGTTTATATTAGGAGGATCCATTGTAGCACCAGCTTTGCTATTAACACGTTTTGTTATAAGACCCCATCTATTCTCAGGGATATTAGGCCATTTATTCTTTAATGCACCGATATGTTCAATAGTTAAGAGGTCTTCATCTAAAGCTCCTCTATCCATTCTAAGTTTATTTAAAGCTTTCTTTCTTAAATCTTGCTTTTTATTACCTGTTTCAATTATCTTAACCATCTCATCATACTTATCGCCCATTTTAAATTCATCTAAAGCTTCTTTCAATTCACCTTTCCAAGCTTTTTCAGTTACAAGTCTTTTTTTACCAGTTTTAGCTCGTCCAGCTACATCAACACCAGTTAAGTTTCTTCTATTTGTACCAGGTATTTTATCGCTGGTAGTAAGTCTTCGCAGAACACCTTTATCATCTGTTCTATAATCAAAGCCTTTCATTGGTTGACGTTGACCAAAGTTAGCTTCATAATGCTTTTTACCACGCCACTTCCAACTCTTTTCACTTTCTTTTAAAGGTTTAAACCCTTGATTTGTTTGTTTAATAAGTTTTCTAGGAGCGTTTTTAGTAACTTTATTGATAAGTAATTGTTGAGATTTCTTCTTCTTAAGTAACCTAATACCATGTTTAAAAGCAGGTTTGATAAGTTTACCAGCTAATTTTGCATAAGCCATTAGTTAGCACCTCCTGCTTGAGCTTTAAGTTCCTGACCTTTATTGATAAATAATGATTTAAGTTCTTTTCTACGTGCTAATTTCTCAGGATTTATACGGAGAATTTTATCCGCTAACTTACCAGATAAATCATATCCAATCATACCACCACCAATTCCTCCAGCAACAGTGGATGCACCAAATGTTGGTACAGCGAGAAGAGAACCTACGGCTCCACCAGTTACAGCTCCACCAGAACCACCTATTGTTTGTAAACCAGCTTTAAGTAAAGCTTCGTGTGGTTTATAACCAGCTTTAATATTATCTTGATAATCCCAAGCTGCAAATGCTGTAGACAGTAAACCTCCGGCACCTTTAGGTCTTATACCTTTAATTTTATTACCTATCTTTAATTTATTTAAAATAGGTTTAGATTGCTTTAAAGTATTTTTAGTCTTATTTATAGTTGACTTAACGTTTTTAACAGCAGATTTTTTAAGTTTAATACGTTTCTTTTCGGCTATCCTATTCCTTTGCGCTACTTTTTCTTTATTTAATTTTCCTAAATCTATATCAGCCATTATCCTACCCTCCCCGGACCACGGTTATATCCAATGGAGAGTTTAACCCATTTTCCTTTGCGTTTCTCTACATCTTTCTTGGTACCTACAGTACCTAACCGTTTCTGTGCAGCTATATGTTCTTTCTTATACTTTTTAGTATGAGAATGTTTATCTTTAGGACTGCCACTGTTATTATTATCAGAATGAGTTTGAGCTTTGTCTGGATTATCCCAATAGAATTTGGTTGTTTTAGAAGCTTTACTTCTTGGTACGTTACGACTTCCTTTTCGCATACAACCTCCTTTGTACAAGTTCAGGATCTACTTTAGGCATAAGTCTATTTAATTTATCTAAAGGATTCCCTTCATAAGCCACACCACTGACATCATTTATCTTGAGCCAATCACATGCAGCTTTTAAATCTTGAGTGGTAGCCTCGCCACTCTTGACCCTTTTAAGGAATTCAGTAGTGACGAGGTTATGCAGTTCATTAAACTGCTCTTCTGTGGCTTTAGCCATTTAACTTAATAGTTTAGTTTTTACTATTTCCAATGCTTGATCGTCTAGTTTATTGTCAGTTCTAGCAACATAAGCTTCAAGTAGGTCTACTACAAGCTTCTTTACTGAATCTGACTTCAAGAAGGCGAATAGGATGGGCTTGATTAATAGGATCATTT